ATTGCATCTTAACTGTTATGGGTAAGCGATTTAGTGTTGGCTGATTAGCGTCTACTAATGCTTTAAGTTTCGATATCTTATCCTCTGGGTTTAAGCTAGAATTAACTAGCTGTTCAGACATTTGATCAAATTTTGCTTGCCATGTCAATACATCCGATACCTCTATTGGGTCTTTATTAGGAATATAGAAGGTATATTCCTTAGTTTGTGGCTTTTTTACAACACTGCCAGACCTTTCTGTAGCTAAATTACCATCATCATCCTCTGGAGCTATGCCACAAGCAGCCATAAGGCTACCTCTACGACAGTAAGTCAATGATGCCATAACGCCATGCGGATCTATCTTAGATGCTGGGATGTGCAAGATACCACCACTTAAAGTCTCACCTGATTCATGGATAAATACAGTCTCTACCTTAACACCATCATCACAATCGTGAGTCTTTTGGATAAGACCAATACCATTGTTATGTAGTGCGTCAATGACTGCTTCAATACACCCTTCTAAGTTCACATACTTACTGCGGAAGTGCGGGTTAGTAGCTGTCTTAATTGCTGGGGCAAACTCCTTCTGTGCTTTAATAAATGCTGCTGATATAGTTTTCATACTTTTCTCCTGTTGTTGTAATTCATTCATAACTTCTGCTTCAAAACGATTTTGGTCATTCATATCAATTAAACCAATCTATAGTTGTTGTACCTTGATAACCTTTTTCCCATACAAACCAAGCATAAGAAACTGCCGATCCTTTTTGTTTATCAAACTCTCCGTTAATTGCACATACTAATCTACTGCTACTTACATAGATAATTTTAGGTGGGTTTTCTTTAAATATCTTTTTGCGAGCTTTGCCTTCTAAATATCTTATTGGCAAAAATAATGCTAACTTTTTACCTGTTTGCATAATAGACAGAGACCTAACAATAAAATCATTAGCATATTTATATGGTGGATTAGTAATAATATTCATATCTATTTGTTGATTATTTGCAATAGAAAGAAAATCTTTTACTTCTCCATAACCCCTATCAACTAAATCTGAACTATAAACATCATACCCAAGTGCTTTCATTTCATCTGATAAACTACCTTCACCACAAGCACATTCCCAAATCTTACCTTCAAATTTTTCTATTTCAAGAAACAATCTAACTGCTTTAGGTTCTGTAGCATAATAATCATTTGCTTCTCTTTCATAGCTAGCATGACTACTAGCTCCCAATGTTTTAGCATAAGCTACACTATTTCCTGTCCAATCTTTACTCATATACGATCCTTGATTGAAAGTTTAGACTGACGAATGACGTACGCTTCTTTAGCTGGCACAGTTTTTGCTGGCTGTGCTTTGTAAGAACGCATAGGCCATGAGATTTTGTAACGACCCGCATTACATACTTCGTGATCCCTCATATGCTCCATGATGTTGATTTGCAAGCGATCAATCTGTGCTTCTAACTCCGCGATTTGCTCACGAATTGTTATGATCTTCTCAGCTTGGATCTCAACTTCGGGTAACTCAATCGTACTCTTTTCAGCACGATCAAACACACGACTGGCTTCAAAAGAGTTTTGTAAGTCATACCATTCAATCTCTTGATTGGTTTTGTACTTATTTAAACGCTCTTGAAAATCCTCGACAGCATTGTGAATCATGTTGATGTGATCTTCATTAATGGGGTATAGGAAGATGCGTAATGTTGTACCCTTGTATAACACACAAAGAGCGCCCCATGATGCTTTCATAATATCCATTTGGCCTTGAAGCTGTATGACACCACGATATGGCGCTGGCTCATTCTCGACTTCTTGAGCAGTAAGCTTGGCTTCTAAAATACCATAGCCATCAAGCTTGATAGAATCATGCCCCATGACATAAATACCTTTGTCAATGTCAGTGTAGATTGTTGTGCCATTGCCAGACGCAGTGCCATCAAGGCTTGTAGCCAATGGTATATCAGGATGAAAGTATGGTTTATCATGGGCTAGATCATCAATATCAACGCCAAGCCTTTTACAGCTCTCGGATAATATTAACTTCTCTGTAAGGTTTCCCCATAACATAGGCTCTTGCTCTAAAAACTCATTAGCCTCTCCGTTAAGTGCATTAATTGAATACTTCAATTCATCATTAGGCGTTCTAAACTTACTGAAACCTAATAATGCTGGAAGCCTTGAGCATGACATCATGTCATCGGGCGTGACTTTTCCTACCATTTTATGTTTTCCTTGTCTTTGATATTGTTTAGATAATAAGATACGTTAGGCGCTGTCCACGTGCTTCCTGAGTACGTTTTAACGCCTAGTTCATTGAGCTTCTTTGCGATGTTGCGACATGATGCTCGGCCACAATTTTCCATGGCCAAGTCAAACATAGGTTTGATTTTTAATGCGTAGGCTATCTTAACTTTGGCTTGTGCTTGACCGCCTTTGACAGCGATGACTCTCATCATCTCTCTAGGTGCGCCAAGTTTAACCCCTCTTGCTTTGGCGGCCATTAACGCATTGCGCGTATTGATAGAGATTTGGCGCCTTGTTTCCTCATTTAATACAGCTCTGATATGTAACTCAAAAATACTAGCTTCGGGCGTTTCCGCTATGGTAAGCGGCACCTTCTTTTCCAATAGCGATGACATCAATGCAACCGATCGCGTCAGCCTACATTGTTTGGCCACAAGTAAACGAGAACCATTCTCAATTTCCAATAATGCCAACGCCTTGAGCAGCTCAGGCCTATCATTATGAGAGCCGCTCTCAATGTCGGTATATTCGGAAATGATTTCCGCGTTTATGCTGCGCGCGTAGGCGTAACATATAGTTCTTTGAGCTTCCAAACCTAGCCCGCTTTGACCTTGCTTGTCAGTAGACACGCGATAATAAGCTATGAATTTCATATTAAACCCGCCATTCTCGAGGCCTCAGACTTGCAACGCTCTACAGTTTGAGCGGGTAGCCCTCGCATGAATGAATAAGCCATTTCAATGCATTCGTTTGCTTTTTGGTTTGTTGGCGCTGTGATCGCAAGTGCTAACGCTTGCGTAAGCAATTCAATTTGTTGCCTTTGAGATGTATACATGTTTTTACCTTTCAAGGTTTCGGGTAAAATTACCCCATAAGCGCCCGTTTAAAGGCGCTTAAAGTGTAACTTTAGAATGCTAGCAATAAGACAAGCCAGCAATAAGCGCTTATAAAGCCTAAAAGTAACCAAATAAACTGTTTTAATAAACTAGTCATAGTTAAGCCCCTTATATATTAATTTTAAATTGCTGATTATTATTGATAACGATAGAACCGCGTTTAATAAGCCCGTTTAAAGCTCTTAGAGTAATTTTATCGCTTGAGTATGAATGCCAACCTCGATACTTTTCTGCGAATTGCAGCATGTTTACTTGATACTTTCCAACAGCTGTTAGAGGTTTGGAGTTGCCATAAAATATATTGAATTTCATTTTATATACCTTTCAAGGTTTAATTAATAGATAAGACCGCCAGTTATAGTTCTAGCGCCAATTTTGGCAGCGATCTCGTTTCGGGCTGCGTTATCTAAATAACGGCCTTCAAAGTCAGTCCACTCGCCGCTCATATAATCAATTTGATCGTTGTCACCTTCACCATAAGCAAAGCTGCAATACTCTGAAAATATGAACTCGTTAAAGTCTATTTTGAATAGCTTGGCGTCAGTGTAACCGCCACGAACGTCAGCGCCATTGTGAATTTGAAGTAGTAGATAATCATCGCCATATAATTGAAGCTGCTGACCTTGAACGACTTGAGACAATGCAGAGTCGCCATTGTAAGAGTTATAAGCCTCGCCAATAGCTTGGAAGCCTTGATTTTCTAACCACTCGAAACCTTCAGAGCTTACGCCAAAATAATCAGAGTTCCAGTTTTCAACTTCCATTGAATTGAACTCATCGCATAAGTCATTAAGCTCAAGCGAACTAGTTAGCTTATGAAATAAACTGATCGTTGGCGTTAAGTCCCAGTTATCATCCTTATAATGATAGGATTCAAGGCTGCATTCAGGTTCATTAATGAAGTCCTGAATAGTTTTCTTCTGGTTTCGTTGCCAGTGGCGGCCACTATCGCCACCACTATCGCAAAGAGCTGAGCCAGTGGACTCAGTTAGCATTGAGTAGATAAGAGTTTGAATTTTCGTTGTCATATTATTCACCTTTATTGGTTTGATTAATGATTAAAGTGTAATGGACTGGCCTTGGTTCCAGTCTGCATTGATCGTTAAAGCTTTCACATCATGGGAAAATAAGTCAATTGTGATCTTATTACCATGGATGTCAGTTATATTTAAAGCTCTTACACTGAATGCAGCGCGGTTCTTTTCAGCATCGAAGCTTTGAATACTTTCAAGTTCTATTGATTTAATTTCATGGATACTTAATGTTTGCATTTTATATACCTTTCATGGTTTGTTTAAAATAACGCGGTGAGGCGTTAAAAAAGATATTGCACGAAAAGCTATCGCTTTGCAATAGGTAAAAACACTTATTTTTGATACAATGTTTAAATGAATGAAAGCAATTCAATAAGTAAAAGTTATCACATACCTGAGCCAATAAAGCTCAAGGTCGTTAAGAATGAGGACTTACGCAAGTTCTGCGTTGTGCCATTAAAGGCTTTTTTAAATAGAAAAGTATCAGGTGAAAATCTGAGAGTATTGGCAGTGCTGGCTAGTTATTGCAATAAAGGTGGCTATAGTTTCGTAAGTTTGCAGCGCATCGCTGACGATCTCGGATGCACTCAGCAGAATATCAGTAAGCATTTAAAACGACTAGAAAAGGCTGGCATTATCTCGAGTGTGCAGAATTCATGGCCAGCTTTAAAAGGTAATACTAGGCGCATTATCTATGATGAGAAGATAAAAGATGACGATCTAAAGGAGCATCAATTCTTAAATGCTGATATCTCAGCGATCAGAAAACATACCAAACTTATTAATGACATAGATAAAACGATACAACCTTCAGAAGTTGTAAGATCAGAAGATAAGCGAATGGAAGATATAACTAGTTTGTTTATATATATCACAAGTGACAGCGATCTATTGAAGCTCGAGAAGCTCATCAATAGCGGTCATTCAATTGAATCACTTAAGACTCGCTTGGCTCAAGGCATTCAAGTCAGTG